CCCACCTCCGTGCGGAGGTTACTCGGAGATTCCCCATTCCTGGGGAAATCTCGCTACGGGTTCCCAAAAAGCCTTCCATGTGTCGGCGCGCACGCGAACACACTGGAGATCTCCCTCGCGGGTGACCTCCGCTTCACTGTCACCGATGGGATCAATGATTCGCTCCTTCAGCGCGCTTGCGCGTGCCAAAGGCATAATCTCATCACCCTCGTCCGCAATGGCAAGCCATTGCAAATAAAGACCAGCTTGCAGGCTCTCAGTCTCGTCCTCATCCGTAATAATCTTCTTACGGATTCGGGCGATTGGGCGTATAGATGGTGCCACGAGGTTTTCGATACTTGAGTAGTCGTACCCACCCCATAGGGGTCGGGGAACAACCGCCGCGATCTTAGTCCATATGGCAAAGAATCTCGGGTCCAGCGTTTCTGGATTAGCCAAAGCCAACCACTTACGTAAGCTATTTCCGAGGTGTATCCATCTAGGTACGCTTAGGGGTAGCTCCTTTACGTAGAAAGGAGTGACATCAACGCCGTTGTGGTAATGCTTACCACATGACTCCCTGAAGGGACCTGACCAAAACGACTTCCTCGCATTCGCTGAGAAGCCGCAGTAACCTAGGACCTTCACCAAAGGCCTTGCAACCTTTGTAGGGCAAATGATATCGTCCCCAAAGACTGATATCGACCCTGTTACACCCAACAACCTCGCTGAAGCTCGAGCTAGAGCCCAAAAGATAAGGGTTTCCAACTCGAACGTAAAGGCGTTCCCCATAGAGGAGAACATCTCGTTTTCATGCCACTCGTCACCAACTAAGGTGAACTTACTGCGACAATCGTCGAGCATAGCTGCCCAATCAAGAGGTAGAAGTGTGTAGACCAACTGCGTTGTCAGTGAGTCGCTTGCGCTGCTCAAATCTAACGTAGCCAAGTTACCCTTCGCCGAGCCTTCGTAGGCTAAACGTTGGTTCCTTGTTTGGTCGTTGAGATCAACACCCTTACGACGTAAGGCTTTGCGTATAGCATTGCCAAGCGCTTTCTGGATGAGCATGTTCAGGTCCGGCTCCTTAGCCGCACACCGATCGATCTCGGTCGATTTCGGGACTGTGAACAACTCGTTACCCCGTACGAATACGGGGCTATCCCAGTCTCTCAGCTGACGCCACAAGGTGGAGGAATTTGTAGTTACCTCCTTTTCGTGGTTAATCAGTTTTGCGACATGGGGCCAAGCTGTCTCAGTGACATCCCGTCCGCTAAGTAGCTTCCGAGCTATTGATCCGGATCCTCGTTTCACTGAGGTCGACGCCCCCCCTGTAAAGCGTATCGAGGCTTCAAGGGTTGGCGCTTCTCCGATCGTATCAAGAATGATACGTCGGGCCCCGTCAATCACACTATGAAGACTAATGCCGCCCAAAAGGCGGCCTTCGTCAAGTGGACATAACAATAGTCTCTGGTTGGTCCTAGCGTTACGCTCCTCGATCCTAAGCCATTTACTTATGGCTGCGGACTTGCGGGCATCAGCAGTAACCTGACTTGGATCGAGAAGCTTACGCTTCCACTCAGTCCTGAGATAGTCGGCAGTCACGCCGCCCACCTCCGAAAGGAGTTTATCTAAATCAGTACTTACCTCTGCCCACAAGGCAGGAGCTACAGCGAACGGATCTTTGCGATCCTTACCCTTGCGGGTGTTCGCCTGGCGCCGCTCATGCGGTCGCTTTTCCATCATGGGTTCATTCCCTATCGATGTTAAGGCAAGCCGGGATTAGCTTACCTATGGCTACAGGTTGCAACTCGTCTCCAGGCTGAGATCACTCCCAGCCCCGAGGAGACGGTTGATGCAGGCAGAAGCCTGCTCACCAGTACTCGCGGAACATGCCGAAACACATACCGCGAGGACGCAGATCCCAAGGAGGACCCGCATCACCAAACACCTTCGAGGTGCACGAACGCATCATTCACAAGGGTTGCCGAAATGCCAAAAGCACTTTGGATCATCCCCATGAAGTCTTTGCGTTCCTGGGTCGTGCTCGATGAATCGAACATGATCTCGCCGGTGAAGTACGACGTACGGATGACAACCGGGCGGGCAATGCCGCTGATGGTCTCCGTTTGAACGACAGGGACGGCAAGGGTGAGACGTGCTTTGAACCGGCCCGAAGGCTGGCGCTTGCACATGACCGTTGCCACTTTGTTCCCGATGGGAACGCCGGACCCAGAAACAACTGTGCCCACACGCGTCGCCGGATTGTAATCCGACGGGGTGAAGGTGTAGTTGAGAGGGGTACCGGGGGTCCGATCCGTGAGGACCAGAGACTGAAGTTCGGGCATGCCGAAGCTCCTTGATGTGAAGACGACTCTTATCGCCCTCGTAGTTGATAAAGTAACGCCAATGCTGAGATAACATTGGAGTCACGGGTGAAAGGAGACTGGACGTACGGCAGCCAGAGTGGCCACGAATAGTGGACATCTCGCTTGACGCAGCGCACCTTAAGCGTCGCCGTCGGAAAAGATCCCGAACGGCTAGTTATGGTGTTCGTGCCAAAAGGTGCATAATCCTTGAGAAAAGTTAATCTCTCTTGGACTTTGAGACCATATGTCGTGTATCCAGAGTCGAATTGAGTGCCGATGGTGCCAGTCGATGCCTCAAGGAAACTTCCGATAGGAAGAATCCAATCAACAACGAAGGAGAACGGTACTAGTTCCCAAGCAACTTGCAGGGGATTCAAGAGACCAAGGCTGTTTAGCAGCACAAGGTTAGCATCGTCCACTTTACCGAAAAGCTTCGTCTCCACGAAGACATTTCCGGTCACATTCAGGTCCCAAGTGTGATATCCCGAAAGCGCAGGCCTCACGGCAGGCGCGGACAGGATTCGCCGTCGAACGGCAAATCGCAACTTGGGAATGGTATTTTGTAATGCCTGAATGGCGCCATGGATGTCTGAAAGGAGAGGTAACCAGCCATACTTGATCTCAAGCCAGAAACGGCTCAAGGTATCAAGGAAGCTATCGCCTACTCGACCAGAGCGAATTGCTCGCTCACGGGCACGCCGCCCGTTGGTCGTCCTGAGGAGCCCGAGTTCTTGCAGGGCTCCCCCCCACTGACCGCGAAGAGCATAACGAATCGCTCTTCCGATTGTTGTGACCCGGTCAACCACCATACGAAGGGACTCTCGTCCTTCTCCTAAGGCGGTGCCGGCCTCCCAACTACGATCAGCTACACGCGCAAGTGCTTCATTTATGCAGCGAGCATACGCAACGCTGTCATAAGAGGCAATGGAGTAGCTTGTGCTACCGAACCAAAACCCCGGGTCTAGAGGGCCATAGAGGCCATAGACACCATAAGATCCGATGCCAGGTTGACCCACGAGGCGGCAATAGCCATTGGTTCCGTAGAACCAGTGATTATACTTCCACGTGACGTCACAAGTACCTGACGTGTATTCGGATGCAGCTGACCAATAAGCACTGGGTTTGCGAAACCCATTGAGCAGCTGAACACTTGTGCAATAACGCCTATGGCGTCTACGTACACCTACGCTGGTGTTACCACCAGACGAAGTTTCCGTAAAGCCATCATAACGCCGTGACGTTAACGTCACAGTTGTAGCCATGTTAGACATGGCGTCGCCGTTGCCGACGACTTGAGGCGCGGATACAAAC